TGGTTTACCCTTACTGTTTGTCTAACGATGGCTCGTCAGTATCGGCAATTACCGATAGACCCTGCTGACGGAGCAGGGTTTCGCCATAAGTTAATTGAGTGAACCGTATTGTTTGATGCGTTGAATTGCTAACTTCTTAGCATTTTCCTTGGTTTCAAACTTGTAGATTTTTTGACCAAGAGATAAATCGCCAAGACTGGCTCTGACTGAAACATGATAATCATTCTTGATAATCACCCAGTCAATGTCTTTGATGTTGATAGTAGTCATTACATATACTCCTCTGCTATTTTGCTTCGAATCATTTTGTCAATGCAAACGCTGGTATCTGCATAACCGCTATCTGCACGATTGATTAACATGTCAGCCTTGAGTTCTGCCTGTTTCTTGTCGTGACCAGTTGTAAAAACAGTCACTTGATAAGTTATTGCGTAGTCGTTCATTATGCTTCCACCTTATCTGTATCAGTTGATAGATCAAGTTTTGACCAGTCAATCTTGTTCAATGAATCAGCAACTTGATCTAGTGATCGTTGCCACATAGCCTTCTTGACTTTGTCAGCATATTCTTCGTTCACTGAATATCTAACAACTTGTGAACAGTTGATAGCGAAGTTTTCAAGAATTGACGCTTCAGGTTGTTTTGAATCAACAGTTGTTGCTGCCAAGTTGATAACTTTGCGGTCAGTAATTTCGGAATCGTTATTTACGATTTTACTTTTGCCACGAAAATGACCGGTAATGAATTGGCCATTTTTTAGTTCAACTGTTATTACTTGGTTGTATTTGATGTTGCGGATATCGATTATTGTGTTCATTTTTATTACCCTTCATGTCGCAGACGAGGCTCGTCAGTTGTGTCGTTCAACACAATACGCATAACCATCTCATAACTGATTATGCGTTTCGCCTTAATAATTCAAGCGACAGCACTTTCGATATATCGCCATTTGTCGTTGTATCTAGAACTCGGTGCGTTGCGTAATTGATAGAGGTCAGTAATCGCTATACATATCTGCTAATAAGTAGTCATCGCGTAACATGTCAATCAGGTTATCCTCGGGCGTCGCACCGTAATAGGTCTTTGCCGATTCTAGAATCTAACTTAACAACTTCTTGGCTTCGCTATGTAATTATCAGGTAATAACCTTTTCTGTCAGGTTAAGAAGTTCCCGAGGGATTTAATGACTTCCTAACTTCACCAGAGTTTTATCCCTGACCACTGATTTTTCACTTTTGAGTTTTGCCCCTAGAGGATTCTAAAAACCCAGCCGTGCCAGTCCCTTCAGTTTAGCAGTTTGAGGCTGTATGACTACCCCCCTCGACTCGCCAAGCAGGTCGGCTTAATAATGAGGCTTCTATGCGCCTTTGGGCGTGGCGGGTTTTTTTGGGGTATTGTCCAGCCATGCCACTAGCCCGAGTTGTAATCAATCTAGGCGGATTGAATATTAAGTTAGAACAAGAATCTGCATACCCCGATATGGTTACAGACTTATGTAATCGTGCTGCTGTTTTGTTTGGTACTGCATTAGCACAAGCGCAGGCAAGCGATCTAAACATCATGGCTAGTACTTGGGTAGATTACGGCGATGACGAAGAAGAAGACGAAGAATAGGCAAAAAAAATAAACCCCTACCGTAGTAGGGGCTTTTTTGTTTCTATTCTAAATTGGTTGCCAACTCTCCAGCACCAGCGATATAAGCAATAGCGTCGATGTAGTTATCCGTATGTGTTGAATCATTAGCAATTCTAGATATTTTGACCATAGCCATCATTACGGCTACTAGTTCGGGGGTTATGGGTTCTTCAAGATGTAATAACTCTGCCCACATAACACCAATTCTTCTATGATTATCCCAAAACGAACCATAAGTTTCTTGACGAGCATCAGTCAATAAACAACTTGCTTCTGCTAGTAAATCATTTATGTCCATTAGTCTAACCATACCTTATAGGCTGCTGTTACTCTGCCTTTGACTGGGTCAATGAAATGCAATCTTTGTGAAGGTGTTGCGCTTGCTGCCAACATAACACCAGCATAGCGATTGTCCGACTCTGTGCTTCCAGTTTGATAGACACTTCCTTGTCCGTTAGCCATTGGCCATTCTGCGTGGGTATGGTAGTGGCCAATATAGACATCTCTGAAATCCCAATCGTATGCCCCCGACCGCCATCGGTTTGCGTGTTGGACGATTGACGACGGACTCGCAAATCCATTCCTGCCAACTTCGTCTCCATGAATAAGGAGTGCTTTATAGTTTCCGATTTGTACTCTTTGGATATCGTCTGGACACTCCTGCCATGTGAGTCGTTTTTCTCCCGATAATAATTGCCGGGCAAGTTCGTAGCACATTCGGTCAAAGTTATCTGATCTTGGAACATTATCACGCTTAGACCCTATACGACCATGATTGCCCCATTCGGGAACGACATGCACTTTCTCGTAATTGGATAAAGCGTATTGGACTACTTCAACTAACAACCTAGACACATTTACATACTGCTCAAACAGGGTTGAATCAATCTCGAATACCTGTCCGGGAAAGTTGAATAAACCTTCAACCATATCGCCACCGAACATAATAGTTAATTCTCTAACTGGGTGGTCGGCTCGCTGTATATCTGTAATGCGTACAGCCTTCTGCGTAAAACTGATTACTCTTTCACGCATCACCTCGCTGTTGTAGGTCTGCGTTCTTTTTGCGCCTTGCCAATCTGTCAAATGCCACAACGCAACTTCAGGTTTTGATTTGCGTTTATCGCTTTCGGGTGTTTTGATTTCAGGTAATTTGCCTACTGCCAACACCGCATCATAAGAAGCCTGAATAGTTGCTTCAACTAATTCATCAGTTCTTTGTTTAGCCTGTTGTAATTGTTTTTGCGTTCGCTGTAATGCTTTACGCAGTTCCGCAATTTCAGGGTCGGCTTCTTTATCTAATTTTTCTAAATCTTTATCGAGCGACACCAGTGCACCTGTTCCGTCTGTGTCGCCCGATAGTACTATCGCTTATTGAATAACCATTGTCTTTGAGTACATTAGAAATAGACATGTGGGTTATTCGCGCATTATCCATTCGCAGTTTCAATGCTTCTGATTCTTTTGGTGGCAATTCTTTTAATAAATTACAAACAGAACACCACGCTCTGCGTACATCAGGGAATTTGCTCTCGTCGCCGAGGTCTTCCAGCAATCCCATGATTACTTCTTTTTAGTTTTTTTCTTAGTTGCTTTGGCTAACTTATCCAAATCAACTGAAACTGTATTATCGGTTATGCCGAATGCTGAATCATTAGGATTCAAGGCACGAATTGCTGGACCAAGAATAGCAATAAGTCCTGCTACTGCTAGGTCTTCAACTTCCGTTTGTCCCATGCTATAAGCAGTTAAAACTGCTACAGCAAAAGAGCGAGCATACGAAGCGAGTGCTGATTTCATTTTTTGGTTCATCTTTTCTTCCTTCCGTTAGGGGCGAACAACAGCCATAACAGTAGCATACGATCTTTTCTTTTGATATACGCCACCACCATTTGACTGTGAACCTTTATTGTTAGGAGATGTATTTCCTTCAATAGTCTTCAACGCCTTCAATCTTTTCATATTCTTTTCTACGATTCCTACATGATCAGGTTGCGCATCATTATCGAATTGAAAGAATACTATGTCGCCTTCTTTGGCTTCGCCTACTGGTACAATTTTGTTTTTCTTCGCAAACCATTTCAATCCTGCGTCGCAAGAGGCAAAACCTTTCTTGCTTTGCACAGCAACTTTATCTACTAGTCCTGCTTTGTCGTAGCACCAAGACACAAATATTGCACACCAAGGTTGTTTATTAACGCCATACCATGCGCCATATTTAGTTTCGTTATTGTTTTTTTCTGTATAGCCTGTTTCAAACTTAGCACGATTGAGTACATCGTTCATACATCACCTACTTCTTATTGATTAACAGCAAGTATATCTGATCTAGTCGGCTTTCAAGTATTTTAATCTTATTGTCAATATCATTGACTTTGTCTTTTACGCTAGAGCCACCATTGGGTTTAAGTTCGCTGAGATAATCACGAATCAATGCTTTAGTAATAAATCTATGTATCGCCCAAAACGATGCTAGTATGGCTATCACTGCAGAAGCAGTAGTAGCCCAATCAGGTATAGACATTGTAGTTTCCTTATGCTATAAAGTAAGTGCCAGAGATGTACCATGTACTGGCAGTTGTTAATGTAGTTGGTTTGTTATGTGAGAAAATATCTTGTGAGCCATTTGCAACAGGGTGATATAAAACTATTGTGCTTGAAGCAGCACCTAAATCTGCTAACAATGTGTAATGGTCCGTATTCTTATGCAATCCGCCAATATGTTGATTGCTATAAGCCGATGGCAAACTTGCTGGTAATGTAATTGAATATTGACCTGTGCCGAAATTTGTCACAGTAGCACAATTAACTTGAATGTTGTAAGTAATCATTTTGCCGACTCGTGAATATCTACCAACAGCAGGAGTGCCTGTAAATGCTAATCCTGTGCCTGACCAAGTAGGTGTGTAAGTTGTAACTGGAACACCAAGATTATCGTCGCCAATTACAACCCACTCAGTTCCATTCCAATAAGTAACTTGCTGTGCGTATGTATCGTAGTAAAGATCACCAGTACGAGGATTAGTCGGAATGCTAGTGTTGAAATTAACATTAGGCATATTAAATCTGAATGCAGTTTCTAACGCACGAATTCTTCTATCTAAATCCCAAAACAATTCAGAAGCAACTGGTGGCAAGTTAATATATGGCATAAGTTCCTAAGTTGGGTCGGTTAGGGTTAATGTTACTCGCTCAGGACCGTCTTCTCCGGGCTGAACACTTATGGCTACTATTCTAAACACTTGTGATAATCCGAAGCCACTACCATTATTAGGAAACCTATCATCTGTAATTCTTAATAAGCATTCATCACCAGTTTTGTATGAACCGAGAACTGGAGAAGCATAAGCAGGAATCACAACTTTAGGTGTTACTATCGGAACTTGTTTGGCTGTCACTTCGCCTAAAGTTTGTTCAGCCAAGATATTAGGGTCGTATTGATCTGTATAAGAAACTGTGTCTTCTAATAGCGGATAACCTGCGGCAATTTGATTTATTGGCGAAACAGCAGTAGCACGAATCTTGGCTTCGTTAGATTGAGGACCAATTCCGTACATAGTGTTTGCAACAACTGAGCCATCATCTGGCCACTCATACATAACTATATTGCCGGGAAATTCAAATACTAAAGCACTAGGACTTGTAGATACATAAGGAGTACCTCGCTGTGGATATGCTGTTTGCGCATATTTGCGTGGCTCTAAATTTGCGTCGTAAGCAACATCTATATTGAAATCAAATCCATCTTGTTGATTGCTGAGGTCTTTGATAGCACCCCACACATCTTTGAATTCATAACTGTAATAAACACGAGTTACATCTACGCCCGAAGTGTTGTTGGGAATTACAATACCTATATCGCCACCTGATACTTGTTGGGCTAAATCTAATAAGTCTTGCGCAATAAATAATTGATCTTCGGTGTCATAAACTAAAGCCTGAGCGTTAGACATAAAGTCGCCAGTAATTCTTCGGCGTTCAAAATATGAACCAAACTCTCTAGCACTAAATGTGAAATGCTGAGAATCTGTATCCCATGTGCGTAGCCAAATAATTCCGCCCCAAATAAGCACGCCATCACGATCAACATAAATTGCTGTGCGTGAAGGTATTGTACTACCTACAATATCGTAGCCTTGTTCTTGTGCATCTGAGCCAAGAATAGAACCACTAAAACTACCGGGAGTATTTAATGACTGCGTAAAACTAACATTGGTTAGTGGTATTTCTGCAAGAATATCGTTTGTAACTAAGTCGGCGAATAGGTACCTATAATTGGTTGCCATCTACTCTCCTTAAATCGGTGAATCTAGTACCACATCTACGGCATCATCAATCGTGCGACTATGTTCTTTAGAACAAGCACCACAATCTTTGCACATTAGATTACTATTGCGGAGGCTTCTTCGTCGGTTAATGCTTCGCCAGCAATTAGTTTTGCCTTAGCAGAATCTTTCAATGCTTGCAGTTTTTTAGCATCGGCTTCACGCTTTGTTTGTTCTTCTGCATATTTGGCTGCTGCTTGATCTCTTTCAGCAATCTCTTGTGCGGTTAAAGGCACAATAGTTGTTTTGCCAGTAGAACAATCTACAATCATTTTATTCAGCGACATTTACGATCTCCCATTTCCTTTTAGTTTCGTTCCATGTGTAAAGTTTTTCATCATCAGGCTTGGCTACTGGTGCTTGCCAATCATGGTTATCATCTAATGTCCATGAGTCATAAGGTTGAGGTGCAATAAATACATCTGCATCTGCGTCATACTTAAATCCAACGCCAGCAAATTGTTTGCGTATGCGATTGTTGTATGAGGTTTGAACCCATGTACCACCAAGTCCTAAATCATCAGCAAGAAAATCATGACCTCTATGTTCTTGGTCATCTCCTACTACTAGAACTCTAAGTACAGTTCCGTTTTCATCTATTTCTGCAAAGTGCGCCATGTTTCTCCTTATTTCGCATATCTTAATATTACTAAACCTGAACCGCCATTAGCGCCTGCTGGATAATTACCGCTATTACCGCCACCGCCACCACCAGTATTAGCCATGCCAGGAACAGAGTTTGATGGATTTGTATTATTAGTTCCTGCATCTCCACCACCGCCTAAGCCACCTAAACCTCTTAATGAGGCTGTGTCAGAAGCCGCACCACCACCACCA